AAACGCCGGCGCCATTTTTTCTCAAGTGCACACCGTTACGGGTTCCGGGCGTATGATCATCGGGGCCGGCACTGCTTCATTTATCGGCGGTACCGCCATCCCCGGTGACTCCGTAGAGTTTATCGCGATGCCGAACGTTCCATCCGGCGCTGCCTGGTCTTCCGAAGCCCATGTCAGCGGTAGTGGAGCCTTGACTGGTTCAGCTTAATATTCGATTACATTGATTTATTAATTAATATTAAACCCAATACTCAGGTGTTGGGTTTTTTATTATGTCACAAAAGAGGTTACCATGGGAAAGAAAAGAAGAGTGATGAGAAATCCTGAAAAGTTTGGTGGAAAGTTTGGTGGAAAGTTCGCTGAATATTTTAGTCTTGCAACAAAACAGGATACTGTAGAAGAGCTAGTAGTAGAAAAAACGGCTCCCAAGGCTAAAAAGAAATCGCCGGCAAAGCGTAAAACAACCAAGAAAGCGCCGGCAACCAAGAAAGCGCCGGCAAAACGTAAAACAACGAATCGTACTAAAAAAAATACGGTAAAGAAAGATAAGTAGTTTTACAGCGCCAACAACTAATTATATCCGAGGAGATATAATTTAATGGCGGTCCCCACTTTAACACCCTCAAGTCAAACTAGTGCCATCAGGCTTCCAGCTACGGGCACGCATGCTGATGTGACATTAGTAAACTTACCATTTGGTTATTATGCCACAAATGGTGTATTAGCTGATAACAACTTTGTATCTGGAGCAGTTGAGCAAGTATCTTATACATATAGGAAACTTGGTGGAGACGTTCTCGATATTGAAATAACAGACCAGAACGTTTATGCTTCTTATGAAGAAGCCGTGTTGGAATACAGTTATATCGTTAATAAACATCAGGCAAGAAACGTACTGGACACTTTGTTAGGGAGAACCACTGGTTCGTTTGATCACCAGGGCCAGCTTCTTGTAGGAGATTCCTTATCTGGAAGCAACATTGCTCTCAGGTTTCCTAGATTTCAATTTGGTTTTGCTAAACGCGTCGGCCAAGCAACTTCTACGGAAGTCGGCATCGGGGGACAACAAACCATACATTCAGCATCTTTTAGTACTTCGGTTGGTGTACAAGATTATGATTTACAATCAATAGTTTCGTCTTCTGCGGCTACTGATAACACTGTTCCTTATTTTGGAAACGTAACGAATCGGAGAATAACAGTTAGAAAAGTGTTTTACAAGACCCCTCATGCAATGTGGCGTTTCTATGGATATTATGGTGGGTTAAACACCGTTGGAAACCTCCATCAATATGGTCAGTTTGCTGATGATGCCAACTTTGAATTAATACCAGCCTGGCAAAACAAGCTTCAAGCCATGGCGTTTGAGGATAATTTGTGGACAAGGACATCACACTATTCTTTTGAGATTAAAGATAATAAGTTAAGATTGTTTCCGGATGTTACAATTTCTCATCCAGGCACAATGTGGATTAATTTTACGATAGATGAAGATCCATGGATAGCGAATCCAAACTATCGCGACGGCGCAGAAGGTGTCAACAACATGAACACGCTTCCGTTTGAGAATCTTCCGTATAGAAATATTAATGCTATTGGTCGACAGTGGATTCGAAGGTTTGCGCTGGCAGTTTCAAAAGAAATGTTGGGACAAATCCGAGGGAAGTTTGGAGCAATACCAATACCCGGGGAATCTGTAACTTTGAACTCTGCTGATTTGTTGGGCCAAGCAAAAGAAGAGCAGGAAAAACTAAGAGAGGAATTAAAAGTTGTTCTCGATGAAATGGTTTATGCTAAACTTGCGGAGCAGGAAGCTTCAATAACAGAAAACGTTAACAAGGTAAATTCGACAGTTCCAACAGGGATATATGTGGGGTAAAAAAGAATGGCTGACAACAAGTGGTCGCAACCAGCAAATCCCCCACCTCCTCTGTTTTTAGGTGAGAAGGAGAGGAATCTTGTTAAACAGGTTAATGATGAGCTTATCGAGCGCGTTATTGGTCAGCAAGTTCTCTATTATCCAATAAGCAAGGAACATACGGATTTTCACTCTCTTTATCGAGAGGCAATAGAAAAGACCTTTTTGCCACCAATTAGGGTTTATGCCCTTGTTGAGTGGGAAGGTCACGAAACAACGAATACTAGTGCTGGGATCGATCGAAGATCGAGTATTACGGTACATTTTCATAAAAGAAGGTTGACCGAAGATCAAGATTTGTTTGTGAGGGAAGGCGATTTTGTGCTTTATGGATCTCATTATTATGAAATCGTGACTCTAAACGAAACAAAACAGATATTCGGCCAAGTTGCCCACAAAATGGAAATATCAGCTAAGTGTATTAGAGCGCGCAAGGGGTTGTTTAATGCCAGTTAAATTAAAAGAAATTCCTTTTATGCCTTCGACGCTGGAAACCATTGATTATGCTATGTATAATTGGTTGAACGAAGAATTAAATTTGTTTACTACGACAAATGAGGGGTGGAGCAAGGTTCCTATAATTTGGGCTACCGCTGAACGTTTTATTCAATCAAAGGAAGCTTCAGAGCTAAGAGATCAGGATGGTACGTTGATATTGCCTCGCGTTACATTGGAGAGAACGGCTGTAGTGAAGGATTTGACAAAGAAAGGTTCCGTCTGGGGAAATGTTCAGCGAATAAACGATAAAAAAGGTGGTTCAATAACCGTTGCAAGAAGAATAAAGCAAGACAAAACTTCAAATTTTGCCAACACTGATTCTCGACGGTTGAGAGGTGGTGTTGCCGGTAACAAACAGTCGACTTATCCTCGTCGCGTCGCGTTTGGACGATTTATTTCAAATGACAAGATTGTATATGAAACAATTTCTATATCAATACCTGTTTATTTAGATATTACATATAGCATTGTTATCAAAACAGAATATCAGCAGCAAATGAACGAGTTGGTTACTCCTTTTATGACAAAAACAGATGGATTGAATTATTTTGTTATGAGCAATGAGAATCATACATATGAAGCGTTTGTTCAGGGAGATGTTGGCTTAGATAATAATATTGCTTCCATGGAAACGGAAAATAGAAAATATGAATCGAAAGTAGACATAAAAGTTCTTGGATATGTCAATGGAGAAGACAAAAACGCAGAGCAGCCCAAGATTGTTATAAGAGAAAATGCGGTCGAGGTAAAAATCCCTCGCGAGAAAGTTATATTTGGAGATATACCAGAGCATATTGATAAACGAGGTTTTTATAAAGAATGATTTTTTTCTTTTGAGTGTTTAATACACTATTTATTAGAGAAAATAGTTCTTTGTTATAAGGAGAAATAAACAGATGGCAGAAAGAAAATTTAAATTCGTCTCACCTGGGGTTTTTATTGATGAGATTGATAATTCACAACTAACGAAAGTTCGCGGAGATGTTGGTCCGATTATTATCGGTAGAACCGAACGCGGACCCGCAATGCGTCCCATAAAACTTGGTTCGTTTTCAGAATTCGTTGAAATTTTTGGGAATCCAATTCCTGGTGGAGACTCTACTGACGTTTTTCGAGACGGTAATTATCTTGCACCAACATATGCTGGATATGCAGCACAAGCATGGTTGAAAAACAATAACGCTGTAACCGTACTTCGACTTTTGGGTCATCAACATAGTAATACTACGCTAGCCGGCGAGGCCGGCTGGAACACTGGCGTAATCTCGGCAGCAAATGCGACCTCATCTTCAAATGGTGGCGCTTATGGTTTGTTTATAACAGATCGCGATGCCGGCACCGGCGATCACGGAGTTTTGGCTGCTACTCTTTATGCTACAAGTGGAACATATTTCACTCTTTCGGGAACGTATTCTGACGGCACCAGCGCGGTTAATGCCGCGGCAACGTATGTTGAGGATACCGGTACTCCTCGCGAGTGGATTCTGCATGTCCGAAACGATGATTCGACTCCAGTTTATGATCAGAGATATAGAATTAACTTCACTGAAGATTCTAGCTATTACATTCGAAGGGTTTTAAACACGAATCCGACTTTGACAAACACTGATATTACACCAAATGTTAATGAAGAGTTATATTGGCTAGGTGAGTCCTATGATGGCATGGTTAGTAGACACGTTACGGGCTCTACTCAGTGGGGTTTCATTGCGGCTCTAGAGTTGTCCGGAGGCACGGATAATCACGCCGATCATAAGAGAGGCTCTACGGCTTCTAGAACTGGCTGGACGTTTCCACAGGATGTGACATCTGATACGGGTAGTTATGATCCGTCGACCTTACCAAATCTTTTCAGGTTTATTGCGTTAGAAAACGGCGAGTGGGAACAGCAAAACCTTAAGATCTCTATTTCGGATGTTAAAAAATCAACTTCTTTAGATGATCCATATGGAACATTTGCGGTTGTTCTCCGTTTGTCGACAGACAGCGACAATGCTGCAAGAGTGGTTGAGAGGTTCAATGGATGTAGTTTGAATCCCAATTCCAATAATTATCTTGCTAAGAAAGTTGGTGATACATATTCTATCTGGAGCGATACAGAACGACGTCTCCGATGGTATGGAAGTTATCCCAATGTTTCAAAATATGTTCGTGTCCAAATGGATCAATCCCTTGACGCCGGCGGCGGGAACGCAGAATGGCTTCCTTTTGGCTATATAGCTACACCAACATATAGACATTTTTGTATGGAGGCTGGAACCGCCGGCTCGGGTTCCGTTACCGCCGTGGCTGATTGCGGCACCCCGATCGCGACGATGATTAAGGGTTCTGGTAGTATCCCAATGGGAGACGATGGGACACCCGGCTGGCCGGGATCGGAGGACGCAGAGTTTTCGGTTTCTGGAGCAACAGACATGACCTATCTATTCCCTGCACCTCTGTTGAGGGTTTCTTCTTCGGATGGAGCGCCTCCTAATCTGAGGTCTTGTTATTGGGGCGTTCAAACTTCGAAACCAGGCAGTTCAGCTTTTGATAAGAGCTATAAGGACTTGGTTCGTATGTTATCAAAGGATGCTTATAGTGATT